GCTTCGCGTGTCACGAAATAGAAGGTTACGAAGCTGTATATTTTAATGACAAAAAAGTATACGAAAACGGTAGCTTTGTAAGTGATTGGGGGAGCTATGCAGATTTTGCGTTTTATGACGGAACGCAAACAGCCGCTGATACTGTGCTATCTAATGCAAGTGTATTTTGGGGTAACACGCATATATTAAATGGCATTGCTTATATGCGCGTAAAGTTAACGTGGGATGAAGATCGAAAAAAGTTTCCGCAAGGCGTGCCAAACATTTCAGCAGTCATTAAAGGCAAGCCGTTATATGACCCGCGCAAAGACAGCACCGCTGGAGGTTCTGGTAGCCATAGAACAAATGACACTACAACATGGGAGTGGTCACAAAACCCTGCCTTAGCGTTATATGACTATTTCACTAATAGCTTTTATGGGCTGGGCGAACAATATACAAAAATGGATTACGCCGCGTGGGCGGGAGCCGCAAACGTCTGCGATGAAAGTATCGCATTAGACGCTGGTGGAACACATGCCCGCTATCACTGCGATGGCGTAATTGATACTGCTAATGCTATTAAGGGGAATATAGAAGCTCTTACTGCATGTATGGGCGGCAGGATCGGTTATGTTGATGGCAAGTATTTTGCTCAAGCGGCTAAGTATTACGCGCCAACAATAACCGTAGACGAATCGCACATGGTTGGTGCAATTAGCATTCAGACTAAGCAAAGTCGGCGCAGTATGTATAACGCTGTCAAAGGTACGTTTTTGTCTGAGGAAGAAAATTATACGCTAGTGGACTACCCATCTAAGGTTTCATCAGCATATGCGCAAGCAGACGGCGACCCTATTTATTTGGATATGCCGTTGCCGTTTGTTACGAATAACATACGCGCTCAAAGATTAGCAAAAATTGCACTTTTAAAGTCTCGCCAACAGGTTCTTATTAATGTTCCGCTAAATCTTGCTGGCCTAAAGTTTAAAGCTGGCGACTTCATAGGCATTACAAATAGCCGAATGGGTTATTCTAATAAGCCGTTTGAGGTAATAGGCTATGACCTAAAAATAGGCGGCGATGGCGCAATCATCGTTAATGTTCAAGCAATAGAAACAGATACCTCTGTTTATGATTGGACGGCAAGCTCAGATGAAGATGCGTTTAATTTGCCAAGTGACCCGACAGTTAACGACGGCACAACAGTAGCTCCACCGACTAATCTGGTTTTAACAGAAACCACGCAGTTAGCTAAAGACGGCGGAGTTATTCCAGCACTAAAAATTAGCTGGACAGCATCGCTAGACGGCTTCATCGAGTTTTATGAAGTAGAAGTTATTGAGTTGTCATCTGGTGTAGAGCAACCGGACACCACTATTTTTAACACAACCACGCTTACTCAAATATTCATTACTGGATTACGAACGCCTAATATTGAATACCGCATTAAAGTGCGGGCTGTAAATACCATCGGCGTTAAATCTATCGACCTTACAAATACTACTGCCTTGGCAATACAGGGCGATACTACTGCGCCATCAGCGCCAACCAGCCTCACCGCAAGCGGCACTTATAAAGCCATTATGGTGACATGGGCAAACCCAGCAGATGGCGATTTAAAGGAAATTGAGATATATAGGTCAGATACATCGGGGGGTGTTTATAGCAAGATTGCCGTAGTTACTGGCGAGTCATTTACAGACCAAGTGCTAACCTTTGGCGCTACTAAATTCTACAAAGCCAAGGCAGTAGATTATTCTGGAAACGCATCTGCATTTAGCAATGCGGATAGCGGAACAACTACATTTGTAGACACTGGAGAATTTACTAGCGGAGTTGAGGCGCTATTTGCAAACGCAAATGTTAAGCAAGTAGATGTAGTTTCTAGTTTGCCTTTGGTTGGCGATTATACAGGGCAAGTTGTTTTTCTTACGACTGATAATCAGCTATATCGCTGGACAGGATCGGCTTGGACTACCGCTGTGCCTGCGGTAAATGTTACGGGACAACTAACAGACGCACAGCTTGCGGCTATAAGCGCGGCAAAGTTAACAGGCCAAATCACAACTACGCAAATATCAGATGATGCTATATCAACACCGAAGATTGCCGCTGGCGCTGTATCTGCCAATGAAATTGCCGCTGGCTCTATTGTTTCAGAAAAAATAGCCGCAGACGCAATCACCGCCGCAAAGATTGAGGCTGGCGCGATAACCGCAACAGAGATAGCGGGCAACACAATCACCGGAAATAAGATCGTTGCAAACACGATTACAGGCGGGTTGCTTGCTACAGCAGGGATTATTACTACTGCCGCGCAAATTACAGATGCAGTTATTACTACGGCAAAGATTGGCGATTTACAGGTAGAGACTGCAAAAGTAGCCAATAACGCAATTACCGTTCCAGATGGGCAAACATTTTCTGCAACAGGCACTGTAATCGGAACATCATGGGCAGATGCTCATGTAATAACTGTTGATTTTGGCGCTGGCTGGAATGATGTTGGGTCGGTGCTTGTTTTCGGCTCTATATCCATAGACGGCGTTATAGGGACAAACACCTCGCCAGCAAGCGTGTTTGCGAGAGTATCAAAGTCAGGAGGTTCTAGCCCGCGAGGACAACAAGAGATCCGATTAGACAAGCCGGGCAGAGGGGTCGCCTTCACCTGCATTGGCGAATTACCAGCCCCTAGCGCTCAGACCCAAAACTATGCCGTGCAGGTTTTAGCGGATGCGACAACCACAGGCGGCGGGTATTGGAAAGTAGACAACGGAACAATGGTTGTTATGGGTAGCAAGAAATGAGATTTGTAGCCGTAATTTATGATGGTGAAGGCAAGATATTAAGCCAGCAAAGCAACGCAACCGAATTGGCGCTACAGGGCAAAAATTACGTCAGGCACTCTATCGATGGAAGCCTCGACGATTATTATGTAGCAAGTGGCGAGGTAAGAGAGAAGGGCGCGCAACCATCAGAAGGGCATGTGTTCAATTACGCAACTGGCGCATGGGACTTAGATATTGCGCTTGCACAAAGTAAGAAATGGGTGGCTATTAAGGCCGCTCGACAAGCTCAAGAGCACGGAGCATTTCACTGGAACGGACACAGCTTTCAGTGCGATGAGATATCGCAGATGCGTATGCAAGCCGCTGTGCAGGCGGCAATTATTGATGATGCAATAAGCATGATCTGGACACTAGCAGATAACACTACGCAAACGTTTAATGCCACAGAGCTTAGGCAGATTGGAAAAGCGTTATCAGATCACGTTAAAGAGTGTCATGACCGTGGTAGAATGTTAAGGGCGCAAATCGACGCCGCAACTACTCAAGAGGAACTGGAGGCCATTGTCTGGTGAGCACCATATATTTAGTACAAGGTGATACTGGCCCGCAGATATTTATTACTGTAACCAGAGAAGACACAGGGACTGCAATCGACGTTAGCGGTGGCACTGCAAGGTTAAAAGTGCGTAAAAAAGGATCATCATCTTTAGAGTTTACGTTAACAGCCGCTGATATTGGTTCTAACTTAGCAGAAGGCAAGTTGTACTTTTCTTTGGATGGCGGGCAGTTAGCAACGATTTCTGCGGGAAATTATGAGGGCGAGTTAGAGTTGACGCTGGCTGATTCTACCGTGGAAACCGTCTATGAGAGGGTTGATATTGTCATCCGCGAGGATTTCTAGTGCCTCAGATTAAAGCGACAATCACCAGCTTAAGGGCAATTTTTAAGCTCACAAGCCTTAGACCGGTAATCAGCGCGATTACAGCAGGCTATTTTTTAATTATACGATCTTTTGCTGATTCTTTGGGAATTACGGATTCCGACAGCAAGGCAGTAGGCAAGGCGCTAACAGATTCCCCGAATGTCACGGATAGCCTAGCAAAGTCCGTTGGAAAGTTAGCCTCAGACAGTGCGGCGATTGCAGACGTTCAAACTACGCAGTTTGGCAAAAAGCCCAGCGATTCAGCGGCGTTTACAGATGAAATAACCAGAGCCTTCAGTAAAGCGTTTTCGGACAATGTGCCTGTCACAGATGCGCATTCGGTAGCGTTTTCCAGAGGATTTAGTGATTCGCTAGGCTCTACAGATGTGCATGTTGTAGGTCTTGGCAAGAATGTATCACTCAGTGCTACGTTTGCAGACAGCAATGTCATCGATTTTA